AAGCTAGCAGTCCGCGAGAGCATTGAGGGCAAGTATAGAGAGCGTAAAATCTACAACCTTGCTCCTATAGGGGTTGGGATGGAGTACGGCGTACATAATGCAGATGAAGACACGGCACTTCGTGCAATCGTCACACGAGTGTTCCTGCACAAAACTGGGGATGGACGGTGGGAGAGACCATACAGACCCTGTTACAATAAGTTTGTTCATTTCCATGGAGCAGCTAGACGTGCCTTGCTCAAACATACGCGAGTTGTCAAGCCTTTAACCACTGATCAGTTCATCAGTGCTTATACTGGGCGTAAGCGGCTAGCGTATGAGAAAGCTCGGGACTCTCTGGCTATGAAACCATTGGAATTGAAGGACTCATTTGTATCAAGTTTTGTGAAGGCCGAGAAATTGTGCATCACGCCAAAGGATGACAAATCGATGGAGGATGAAGATAAAGATCCAAGAATCATTCAACCAAGATCGACGCGTTATAATTTGAGCCTCGGTGTCTACACCAAAGCATGTGAGCATGTGATTTATGGTGCAATCGACGAAATGTGGGGAGGACCAACGGTCATGAAAGGCCTTAACGCTGACGAAAGAGGCCAGGCGATTTACGAGTCTTGGAAACGATTCAAATGCCCAGTTGCGGTAGGGCTTGACGCACATAGATTTGATCAGCATGTGTCTCAGGCCGCTCTGCGATTTGAGCACTCGTTATACAGGGCACTCTTTGGGATCCACGATAAATGCCTGGCCTGGATGTTACAGATGCAACTAAACACACGCGGGTTTGTCCGTTGTTGTGATAGTTGTATCATGTACCACGTCCATGGTGGTAGATGATCCGGTGACATGAACACTTCACTCGGGAACATATCATTGATGACCATGATGGTGTGGTCATACTGTCAGCTCAAGGGCATTACATGTGCCTTGATTAACGATGGCGACGACTGTGTTGTCATCATGGAACGTGCCGACCTAGACACTTTCATGAGTGGCATTGTGTGGTGGTTTGATGAGTCAGGATTTATGCTGAAAGTTGAGAAGCCAGTGTATATCCTTGAACACATCGAATTCTGCCAGTCTCATCCGATTGAAATAACGCCTGGGGTGTACCGTATGGTACGGGACCCTCGCGTTGTTCTCAATAAGGATCTGGTGGTGGTGAAACCCATACAGCATGAGTCGGATTATAACTTCTACCGAAGAGCTATCGGAATGTGCGGCATGGCACTTGCTGGAGATGTGCCCATTTTCTGTCAGTTCTACCAAACGCTGATCCGTGGTACAACGGAAACGAAGCGAAAGGTGGAGCTCGAATCTGGGATGCAGTATCTTGCATTACGCATGTCAGCGCGATTCAAGGAGCCCACAACGACAGCCCGTGTGTCGTTTTGGGAGGCCTTTGGAATCCCCCCGGACCTACAAATTGCACTTGAAACGGACTACTCCCGTATGACACTTAAGTGGAATACGCCTAGTCGTATGCTCAGGTTTAGCAATCACATTGCCGGGCTGAGGTAGGTACCCTCAGTTCACCCTTCGGGGTCGGTGGCGACCGTAAACGCATGGGGTGTTGGCGGCTCTGTCTCCCGTGTTAAATCCTGCATTGGAGTGGATTAGTAGCTGTGACGACGTGTTAGTTAAGGCATTGTGCACCTGACACGACCGAGTGAAGACCCATACCATTGATGGAGGTACTGCAGAGCCAGGGTGACCAAATTGGTTGTCGACCATACGTAAAACTTTCCAAGCGAACCAAAACGCCAAGAGACTGCACGGCTCAACTTGCTGTCCGCCAACATGAACAGTCCCCTTTCATGATAGGGCATTCCATACAATCATGAATAAATCGAAGAAGAAGAGTAAGGCTGTTAGCAAGGGCTTAGCTGCAGCTTATGTTACGTACGAGAGTAGCCAAAACAAGGTGGGACGTGTTGAGGCCGGGACTGATATAATCGAAAGTGAGGTACTAGGTGACGAAAACTTCACGACCATCGGTTATCCAATCAACCCCGGGCTTGCTGCGCGTTTCCCTGCCTTATCCCAGGAGGCGAAGCGATTTGATTGCTACGAGTTCACCGAGCTATCATTTCGCTTTGTTGGAACAACCGTGATATCAACCACCGTCGGTCAAGTTGGTCTTGCATTTGACCCCAATCCCCATTCACAAGCACCTACAACTCAAGCCAAGTTTTCGGCCTATGAGTGCCATGTGGCGTCAAGCGTTTATCGTCCGGACGGCATCACACTCACAGTACCAAAACGTATGTTGGCTGGTCGTAGGTATGTGCGTTATGGAATTGAGGGCAATAGCTTATTCCAATATGACCCCGGTATGTTAGTTGTCATGGTCCGGGATGAGGCTGATGCTAACCCAATTGGATACGTGGAGGTCCGGTATAAAGTGAGGTTCACTGATTATCATCTTGAACCAACCACTAGTCCCGT